TCACCACCATGGCGTGCCAGCTGGCAAGCCAGCTTCATCTGCTATCTGGTTAACCCAACGGTCAAGGTCTGATTGATCGTAGAAATCAAAGCGCCCATCCCACGCAGGAATGTACTGCGTGATCTCCTTGACCATTGCAATAGCCCCGGTCTTATCAGTCATCATGACTTGAGCCGAAGTGCCATCATATGAGTCATGGCGGTATGGGATGTGATAACCAGGGTCAACAATTGACAGGGTTGCTCTGGCGAGTCCACGCGTTACCACGACTGTTCTGATAGCACCACGGTCACCGGCATCAGTGCCAGATGACTGTGTGGGCAGGTCAAGGAGACGAGAAGGGGTGAAAGCGAGTGACGCCTTTTTGTCTTTTGTGATGTATTGGATTGATGCAGCCAAGGAGGCAGAGGGAGAGCTGGCCGGCATAGTGAAGCTCTCTCCAGACGCTGTATACCCTGACGGAAGAAATGCAGGCGATGCATCAGAAAACTGCCCAGTAGTGACGTTGACAGTGGCGGCACGAGCCTGGGCGCCACCAGTTACAAAGTAGACAAACTCGATAACATCACTGGAGATAAATCTGGCCAGCATCATAGATGGGTAGTCGAAGGCCTGAAAACCAGGACATTTCACCCCAGCATCACTGGCAACCAAAGTGGCCGCACCAGTAGAAATATTGATTTTCCACAAGCGCAGTTCAGTTGCGGTACCAGTGAAAACGTAGAAGAAGCCGGCGGCCAGATCGAACACTCCGGCCTGCGGCCCGGTAGTTCCCAGCGTAGAATAAGCTTTTGTCCAAACGGTAAGGCCAGTGATGTTGTTGCGCAATGCCATAACCGCACTAGGTCCCCACTTGGTTGCCCCTGAGCTGATACCAAACAGGTGATTGGGCAGCACAGTGGACACATCCCAGAAATGGTAGGTATAGGCCCAGCGTCCATTTTTACCAGATGTGAATGAACCAACGGTAACGGCGCTGACATCTGCCACGTTCCGTGCCGCCTTACGCGGAGAACGGGGAAGAGACGCGTTAAAGCTACCAGTGGAGGACCCACTGGCCGGGATATCGATCATTGGCTTACCCTCCATTGGGTTCCGACTCGATAGAAGAGGAAAGGCTGGCCGGTGACAACGATACGAACTGAATCATCCTCTCCGTTATCTGTAACGATGGTTTTTTCAGCGGGGGCGCGAATAACGCAGCTCATCGTCGCCAGATCCACATCGAAATCAACCATTGCCCAAAACGGATTGCCATTCTCCAGCAGCTGGATCTCGGCGCCAGCCATGAAAACGTAGCTGGATGCTGGCAGCTGTTCGATATTGGCGCTGACAGGCGTCCATTTCTGGTAAGACATCAGATTGATAGACTGCGCCAGCTGGGTCAGATCGCTTTTTACAGGGTTGAGACCGGCGGCAACCAGCACGTTCAGCAACTCGGCCTGAACGATGTTAAACCACTCCTGCCCAGGGTAAGTCGGGGGCTGCCCCTCACCGCCGTTCTGGAACCACTTTGGGTCAACAGATTGAACCGGGTCAATGGGCGGCATGTCTGGCACGGCAGACGGATTATCTACGTGATACATGTCAAACCTCTACGATGTATTGGATGCCACCTAGGGCAAGCTTGCTCAACAAGCATTGAGCCGCATTGGCATCGGCGCTGCTGCCATCAATGATGACAGTGAGTCGATATTCATCAGGCCATAACGGATAGTCACAGCCACGCAGGCAGTGATGCGGCCAATGCTCATAGACGATGACGGTGATGCCATAAAACGCCAGGGTTGCCTCTATGCTCCACAGCTGAACGCCCCCCTTACGGTGATACTTTTCAGCGGCCGCGGCTCTCCGTTCATCAAAGGTATTGCCACCGACATTGCACTCTGGCAGGCCTAAATACTCCTCCCAATCAGTCAGCAGCTGCACGGTATTCTCCGGCCGCATCTCAAGCAGAAGCTGGTCTGAGCTCAACTCGACCTCAGACAGCCTTGGCGCAAAGCCTTTGATATAGAGCTGAATGAGTGAATCAGGATCTGTTGGCCATGCCTTTCCGCGAGGCATTTGTGATGACAGGTAGTCTGCCCATTGCTCTACAGAGTGGGCCATGTCACATCACCGATAATGATCAACTCGCTGGCCAGCGCAGTTACATCAGTCGCAAGGTCCAGCGTGTAATTGTCCAGACCAGGAGCAGAACCAATCGCCGTTCTTACTCTCGACAGCAGCAGGGTCTGCCCAGGTGAAAGGGTACTTTGCAGCCCTTCCAGGTTGGCTTGTATCGCAGTTCTTACATCAGGGGTATCAGGGGTCGGTACAATACCAAACACCACCTCTTTGGTGGTCAAACCGGTATAAACAGGCTCGATACCAGCAGGGCGACCGACAGGAACGCCGGTGGCCGGGTCATTATGACGAAACAGATAATCCTGCATCGCCAACTGCTCCTGATATGTCGGCACGATTGACGCACGATCATCGTAAACCCATGCGATACCAACTGTTCCTCGCCCATGCCACGCATCATATGACCATGCACGGGTAACACCTGCCACCTCACGCATCCAGAGGATGTAATCATGCAATGCGCCGCCCATTGGCGGGTTGCGCTTGCGAAACAGCAGCCGCTCCAGCAATTGAGTGATGGGCTCAATATCCGCTCCACCTATCAATTCGCCAGAAACGCCTGACGGGTTCAATCCTGGCACTGGCGTCACCAGCGACAAGACTTCGCCAGCAGCCAGATTGCCATCCACGCCGGCCTGCACTGCCTGTATCTGAACAGAGACCACAGACCCCACTGGACTCAAGCTGCTAGTGACAGTGTACTGACGGCCGTCACTGTGCTGCAGCACAGTGCCTACCGGTGCGGGCACTGTTCCGCTCAACGTGGCTGGGCCGGCAGCATAGGTAGCCAGCTTGCGGATCACCCCCTCATAGCTGGCAGTTTCAATAATGGTCTGGTCATCTGACTCGCTAGTCGGGATGATCTGGCGGACGATCCACATCTGGTGGTCGTAGAGGTCACGCTGGCCAGCAGATACAGCCGAATTAAGGGCCTGCTCGATGCCAAACTTGGGCAGCACAGTACCCAGACTTGACTCGATATCCAGCAGACCACTGGCGGTGATCTGGCGTAACGTGGGGACGTTATAGGGCATTGGCTTGCGCTCCCCACCGCTGGTTGATGGTCATGGTGGTTTTCGTTCCGTCAGGGCGGGTGATAGCAATATTGAGCTGCAACATCTGAAATGTTGGAATGGTGCCAGTCACCACAATCTTGCTGGCGTAGTCTGGCTTTAAATGGGTATCAAGGGCAGTTTGCGCGTAGGTCACTGCCTTGTTGCGCACATCGGTGGTGAGCTTCTCCCTGTCTAGCAGCCAGAGCTTGCTGCCCCATGACTGGTCGGCAAACGTATCGCCAATCCAGCCGCGCTTATCACCTGTTCCGTCTGGCAGGATATCGGAGTCATCAGCGCGGGCATCAGTGAACAATACCTGCAATACCAGGGTTTCAAGGCCATCATCCTGACGCAAACCGGCCGGGGTGATCTCGATATCGCCCCGGCCGGTTTCGTTGTTCCAAATGATGGCTGTGGTCATCGCCCCTCACACGGGGGCACCAACCCCCTCTTCATGGTCATGGTCCTTGAGCGATATGCTGCCGACCTTCACATCGGTATCAGACGTGATAGGTCCAGTCGCATGCAATGGCCCTTGGACTTCGGTATCAGGGGATATAATGGTCAGTTTTTCGGTGGCGCGGATAATGACGGTTTTCGCTGTTAACTCAGCGAGTCCATCCTTATGCAAGGTGAGGTTGTGTCCCTCCAGATGGTACAGGCAACTATCCCCTGCCTCCAAATCTTTCGGGCGAACCCCCTTATGCTCGACGGCAATGGCGACCAGCCCCGCCCTGGCGCCACCCAACCCCAGCACAATGGCTTCAGACCCCGCTGGCGGCACGCTGGTGTGGCCGTAGTTCTGGAAACGCTCCACATCATCAGCCCCTTCGTCGGCCAGCACCTTGAGCTGCAGGTTCTGGCGCTGCAAGGCGTCATTGACCAGGGTAACGATGGCGCGATCGGCAATCAGGCGCAGGCGGCGCTGCAGGGGTGCCAGCAGCTTCTGCACATCACGAATGGTTACCATGTGGTCACCTCTTTGGTTTGTTGCTTGACTACTTCGGCGGGGATCAGCATTGCCTCACGCGGGGTCAGATTGATGATGGTTTCGCGGCCTGCCTGGTCGTCTTCCATCAGGGTAACCGCGACGATAAGCCAGTTGACATCCAGTCCCTGGATCTCGTCCTTGATGGGGCACATCCGGTTGATTCGCCAGAGTGGCCCCTGGTCACCTTTCATCCCCTGGGTGCGCCAACCGGCAACGGTGATCTCGGTCTGGGTACCTTCGCCGATACTACGCTGCTTTTGCCACTGGCCGCGCTTGCTGGCCCCGGCCACCGTGGTGATGTCTTCGGCGATGATGATGCGGGGCCGATAGCGCGGCACATCCGGATCGCTGATGGTAGCCTTCTGGCCGCCGATGGTGGTAGTCGGGGTGTTATCCCAAGTCGTTCCGCCGCCGTAGCTGCTGCCTTTCACGATCCATTCTGATGCCCGGTCGCGCATGCTGAAGTTACCGCGCGCCGCCAGAATGTTCTCGCCCAGGATCAAGCTGGCGCCCATCGCCTGCTCGCTGGCCTGGGTCAGCACCAGCTGGCCCTTCTCGTTGGTGGTCAGCAGCACGGCACGCTGCTTGGCCAAGCGATCGAGCAGCTCGAAACAGGTTTCTCCCTGCTCGATGGCCACGCGGGGGAAGGCTGCCCCCAGATCGCACTCGACCACCACCTCAATGCCGAACGGTTTGCAGATATCACGGGCCACCTTGTCGAGGGTGACGGTCTGCCATTGTCCGCTCTTGTAGATGGCGGAACAGTCCACCAAATCGCTAGTCTTGCTGCGGCCGCTGACCACCCAGCTCACCTCTTTGGCGTCATAGCTTGGGATGAAATCGTCCACGTAGCCGGTCAACACCAGATCGTTGCCGATATGTACGGTGCAGGCGCTGCCTTCGCGGATGGCCATCACCTTGGCATCGTCCCATTTGCGGGTCAGGTGCAGCTCGAAATCACCTGCGATATCGCGCAGGCTGCGGGTGACGCGCACTTTCTGCCAGCCGCTATATAGCTGACCATCTACGCGTAGGGTGATGGGTTCAGCCATTGTTCACCTCGTCAATCACCTGAATATCGGTGCTCGGAGTGATGAATGCCGGGTCGCGCAGCTTGTTGCCCATCACCAACCGATCGCGGTACTCGGCATTGCCATACTGCTGCCACGCCAACAGGGCCGAAGCGGTGGTGGTGGTCAGGGTAATCTGGCGGCGACGCGGCAGCTTGGCGCCACGTTCGCGGCTGTCGTTGAGCAGGGCAAGGCGCAGATCTCGCAGGGCACGCCACACATCGCTCTGCTCGGCCTCTACCGCATCCATTGCCAGCTCCGCCAGCCGGTTGGCCCAGTAGTTGGCCAGCTGCTCCAGATCGTCAGCAGTGAGTAACAGATTGCGAGCTACCCCGACCACGCCGTCCATGGTGACCGGCCGGCTGATCTGGTTGTTTACTTGATCTCCTGTCAACGACTGGCCAATGGTCACTTGGCCGCGCTGGTCCTGAGTGAAATCACGGGTGGTACCAAGATCCGCACTGGCAATAGCACTGGCCGCCGCCGTTGCTGTTGCGCGGGCAATCAGCGCAGTGAAAGTCTTGCCGTTATCGAGCGCAGCATTCAGCTCGGCGGCGGTATCTATGGTCGGTACAGATGACGCCACGCCAGTAGTCACATCGCTGTTGATGCTGGTCGACAGACCGCCAGTGATGGCCAGCTCGGCGCGCATTCCTTCCCAACGGCGGCTTACCTGGTCATAGACAGAGAGCGCCCTGATAGGGTCAGTCACCACGCCTTTGACATCTTCCACAATGCCGGTCACCTCGCGGGCCAGTTCGCCAGGGTAGGCCAGCAGCGCACCAACGCTATCCTTGGTGCGCATCAGACGATCGGTCCACTCGCGAAACTGGTCTGGCAGTGATGGCAGGCCACGGGTCAACTCGTCCAGATCGTCGAGGAAGGTATCAACCATCACGCCCATGTTATCGATGCCGGTGACGAAGGCATCGAGGAAGGATTGCTCGCTGGCACCCTGCGCCGCGTCGGCAGCATTGCCAAGGGTGGCGGCGGTATCGATGGCGGCAGAAGGGAACAGGCGCTGGCCAGCCTCCCACACGGTAAAGGTCACATAGGCAACGCCATCCTCTTCGTTATCCAGCCGGTGGCTGACGTCGCCGACTTGTACGGTGCGCACGCCCCACCATGGATGGATCATCTCGCCGGTGCCGGGTTCGTTCAGCGCATCGAGTAAAGCGCGCAGCTGGGTGAGATAGTCATTGCCGACCAGCTTGCCGGTGATCTGCTCGTTGGTGATCGCGGCGCCGTTGTCTTCTGTCCAGCCACTTTCGCGATTGGGGTATTCACGGGGGATGGCTCGGCGGCCACCCTTTCCATCCACGGTATTCAGCAGGAACTCCACCCCCCGGATGGAGGCGGTCAAACGATCTTCAAAGCTCATGCAAACCCTCCTTAAGGCATCAGTGAAGGGCCGTTATCCACACGCACCTGCAGGCCAGGGGCAGTGTCGCGGGTACGGACAGTGATACGGTCGTCGCTGACCTTGATATCGAGGGCGCCTTCAAACGGCGGCGGCTTGAGCGGGGTTGGCGCAGAGAAGGAACCAAAATCCGCGATGATATTTGTCAGCGCGCCAGCGATATCAGCTGAACTCAATGACGATGCAAATACTGAACGGCCATCAATTCCTGGCGCCGGCGTGGCAGGGTCTAACACTGGCACCAGCATGGCCTTTGCCATCTGGGCATAGGCATTGTCATTCGAGATCGGGGTACTCTTAACTTCCTTGGCCATCTGGGCATAGGCATCGCGATTGCCAAGCATTGGCGCAGATGGCAATGTCGCCCTCGCTCTTTGAGCCTGATCAGATTCTGCCTTCAACCGCTTGGCTTCTTCAGAATCACTGGCTGCATAAAGCAAACCGATCGTCACGCCGCCGGCAAGAGCTGGGGCCGCCTTGACCAGTCGAGAAATGCGGCCCCCTTTACCAGGCGCCCTGCCAGGCTCACTACCTGGTAAATCAGTACCACCCATGCCTCCCATGCCACCGCCTGGCATGTTGACCACATAAACCGGCGTCGCGCCCAGGTCTGCCATGGCACCACCCAAACCGCCTGTGCCGCCCTTGCTGGGCTTGGCAGAATCCCAGACCCCCTTGGTCCACTTGACCGCATCGATCCCCTTCTTGACGGCCACCAGGCCGCCGACCACCAGGGCGATATTCTTGCCGGTCTCCAGCCAGTTCTGAACCGCATCGGGGTCGAGGCTATTGATGGCATCGGCCAGTTCGGCGATGGGCTCGGCCAGTTGCTGGTTGGCGAACTGGCTCCAGCTATTGCTGACCAGTTGCAAGCTGGCGGCAAAGTCGCCTGCTGCGACTGCGGCATCGTTGAGGGTGGTTGTCCCGTCACCTGACATATTCAGGAATTGGTCGAAGGACTTGACATCCCCTTTTTGAATGAACTCTCCGATGACGGGCTTCAGAGCTCGCTTCGCCTCATCACTGAGGTTTATCAATGCCAGATTGCTGGATAGCCCTTTTGACTTTGTGACGATCTCTTCCATCAACGCAGGCAAGGACCGCATCACCTCCCGGCCTTTCTTCAGTTCTTCTGGTTCGAATACCTGAATGCCCCCGATCTCTTTCAGTTTTTTTACCGTCTCTGGGCGAGTGATATCACGGATCAGTGCCTCGAATGCGGTTACGGCTTCTGGTTCTGACCCCGCGCCACGCATGATGATCTGCAATGCCGCGCCAAGTTCAGTTACTGCCTGAGTGCCTTGCCGCCCAGTCGCTGCATAAGCGGCAAAGATCTTCGGTCCTTCTTTTGCAAGACTGCTGAGACGAAATGCGCCCTCTTTCCCCTGGATGTTCAGTGTGTCGATGGCCATCATGGCGGCCTTCTGATTTTCAACTCCCAACTTTTTCAATTCGGTGAATATGCTACCGATATCAGCGCCGCCAGCACCGGTCGCCTGGATCACCGCCGCGATGTTGGGCAGGTTCTTCATCGCATATTCCAGGTCGCCGGTCTTGGTCAGGATCTCTTCGATAGCCGAGGTTGCTTCGCCTGGGTCGATGCGGATGCCCTTGGTGTTGCTGACGGCATTGATCTCGTCCTTCAGCTCCTTGGCCTTGTCACGACTGATGTCGGCGGCGATGGCGATGCGGGAGATCCGGCGGTCGAGCTGGGCATATCCTCTCACCGCGGCACCACCCACCATCGCCGTTCCAAATGCCACATAGCGATTACCAAGATTGTCGATCCCACGACCAGCGGCCGCCGTCGACATCTTCAGCATGTTCATGGCCCGCTGATTATTGGCGGCGAACTGGCTCATGCTCTGGGAATATTGCCGCGACTTGGTGGCCAGGTTCCCCGCGAGGTTGATGACAATATCGGTGACGAGTTGCTTGGCCATGGCGATTCCTGTTTATTTTCTTGGCGTGACGGCTTGCTTTAATTGGTCAAAACGGCGCAGCAAGTGGCGCACTGGCAAATATTTCAGCTCGGCTGTGGGGATATATTTGCTCATGGCAAACATGATCCCCATGACCGGGTCAGCCAGCTGAATCAGATCGCCCCCTTGCCTCGACTCGTTTTGCCAAGTCCTCAGCCAATGCCTGGTCAAGCTCTTGTGCCTTGCGTTGAATCAGATCGAAATCTTCAACGTGCAGTTTTCGGATGAAATTGATATCGATGGGCCCCCTCACTTCACCGATATATTCGATCTGGCGGCGCAATAAACTCAGACCATACTGAACATCGCTGACATAAGACACGGCCTTGCCGTTAGCGGCGAAACCTATTCTTTCAGCTTCCTGCTGTGCATCGAGCAGATCGCAGGTATTCAGCTCACGCAGGCCGACTTCACGATAAAGGAGCGGCTCATCGCCGCTCCCCATCGCCTTCAGCCCGTGTTCGAGTTGGAAGGTGATCACGGCCATGGTTAGATCTCCACAACCTTGTCACCGAAGAAGGTGACCGCGATATCTCCGGACTCTTCGCGCAGGGCGGCCGGTTCTGATACAGATGCACCTGTCATCATATAGCTCATACCGTTATCCCCATCCCACACCAGAGTAGCGTTCTCGATGGCGTTGATTGCAATCACATCGACATCTTCATCGGCGGCGATAACTGTTTCGAGCGTGGGAGGGGTATAGCGTTTGCTAATGCCGCGAACTCTGCCGCCACCGGTGTGTTGAGTACGGGTGAAACCGCCCGGATTGATTGTCGATCCGGTCTTGGTTTTCAGCTCTTTACCATTCACACGAATGGTCACTTCACCCAGGATTTGTCCCATGGTGGTCTCCTTACAGTTTGAACTGGATCAGGGCTGCGAAGACGCGCAGCTGGTTGACAACGTCCGGGTGGCAGACGCAGTTGAGGCGGTTGCGATCGCTGGTGTCGCGGGTCACATCCAGGGTCTCTTTGAACAGGTCAAAGTTTTCCATCAGGCCGCTAGGTACCCAGCCAAGCGCTACTTCCAGAATGGCCTGCTCCATCAGCTTAGGGGTGACCACCGGCTGCGCTGGGTCGAGCAGCGGCAGCACGTTGTCATCGGCCAGCTTGTGGCGCGGGTAACGGTTGGTGACCATGACCTTGATGTCATAGCGCATCTTGCCCAGGGTGGCCGGGGTAGTGATGTCCAGGTAGCTGGGGTCAGGGTCGCCGTAGCTGTTGAGCTGGTACATCGAGATCTCGCGCTCTATGGCTACCTTCTCGCCAGGCTGAACCTGATAGGTAGCGATACCTGACTTGAGCAGGTTGTTACGCTCAGGCAAAGCAGGGAAGCGGTCGGCCTTGGCCGGGGCCAGGATGCCGGGCAGCACCAGAGTCTGCAGCGGCCGCGCCGGATCCTGGGCTAGGTGATAGGCCGCGATGCCGCAATAGCTGGCGGCCCACTCCCAGATCGGGCTCGGTGACTTGCTGGTGCCCATGCAGGAGATCAGGAAGTCGTTGCGGGCCTCGCCGAACGTGATGGTCTCGCCGTAGGTACCACGGAACGCGGTATAGGCGATCGCCTCAGACATCTTGAGCGGGCCCCAACGTTCCAGCAGCTCGTCACGCAGGGTATTGAGGCTGGCCGTGTCGTTGAACGGCATCATGATGTGGTTGTACCACTCATCGGGCATCGCGCTGATGACGGCGGCCATGTCGGGGGCGCCAGATCCACCGGTCATGGCCACGGTGGTGATGGTCACACCGGGCGGCAGCTGCTCGCCAGCGTTGTAGTTGTAACGCAGGTCGATGCTGTTGCCGGTCAGGCCCTTCCATTTCGCGGTGATGTTGACCTTGGCGGTGTCTACCCCATCCACGGCGGCGGTCACCGGCAGGTTCTTAGTGGCGGTGATGGCGGCGGCCACGTTGGTGGCGATGGTGGCAGCCGTGGCGGCAGCGGCCACGCCCACCTGCACCAGCTGGCCAGCGATCAACAGATAGAGGGTGCCGGCCTGGGTGGCGGGGCCGGTGAACTTGAACGAACCGGCAGCCGCCGCGCCGGCGCTGATATCGCCGATGGGCAACGCGAAGGTGCGGGTGTAGCTGTTGGCCTTGCGGTAGCGCTTGGCGGCCAGCGCCATCATGGAGCCGACGCCGAACAGGCTATCGATGGCCGATTCGCTGACCGGCACCTCGACCACCTGCAGCGGCGTGGCGGTACCGGCGTCGCCGCCCGCGTCAGTCATCTGGCCGAACAGCATTACGTTCTGATCCTGGGCGATATTGCCGCTCAGGGCCTGGCTGCTGTCGATCTCGATATAGACGAGCGGCACGCGCACGTCATTGGGGATGGTTCCGAGAGACATGGTCACTCCTTCACTTGCGGTTTCTTGGTGGCCTTGGCGGCCGGTTTCACTTGCTCGACATCGCCATCGGCGAGCCGCTTGAGCCAGAAGCTGGTGCGCGGTACCCGCTCACCCTCGGCGGCCAACTTGCTGCCATCCGGCTTGCGGATGATCAGCCCTTCTTTCGGTTTCAGGTACAGTTCCACGGGTGCTCCTAGGGGGTGGGGCCAGGCAGTTCGATCATTGCCTCGCAGACGGGGGCGCCATCGGCCTGTTCGGCCTTGAAGTTGAAGCGCAGGAAGTCGTCCTGGGTGGCTTCGTCGATGGGTTCATCCAGCGGCCAATCCTGACGCCAGGTCACCGACCAGATGGCCAGCCCCAGCTTGTCGATGGCGGTGGTGTAGAGGTTGTCAGCCCGCACCGCTTCCGGTACCGAGCTGGCGCCAGTACCGACCCAGCCGCCCTTGAGCATCAGCGCCTTGGCCAGACGGCAGGCGATCACCTCGGCCCGCTGGTCTTTGGCATAGGCAAACTGTTCTGCGCAGAAGACGAAGGCGACGAACTCGACGGTGCCGATCAACCGGCTGCCCTGGTTCTGCATGGCCACCACGCGCTGGGCGCAGACGCGGATGCCGCCATCCTTGCCACTCATCCAGCGCTTGATGTCGTCCGCCTCGTTGAAGCGGCCGATGTGGCGCTCCACGGTCTGGACGCGGTCAATCTTGCGATCGGCGCCAGGGCCGGTCGCTTCCAGGTAGGGCTTGAGGTACTGCACCACGGCCTCGCAGGCCGAGACGGTGCTGCCGATGGTGCCAAAATCCGGGCGACTCATAGGCCTGCCTCCTTCATCACGTCTTGCCAGAAGTCGCCGACCACGGCGAGCAGCTCGGCCTGATTGTCACTGGAGAGCCCCAGGAACTCGCGCTGGGGGATCTCCATCTGGCGGGTGAACGACCCCACCGACTGATACACCGGGAAGGCCAACGCCTTGCCAAACGCCTGGGTGATGCGGCGGATATGGGCTGGCACCTGCACGGCGCCGCTGAACCCGTCTTGATGCACCCCGGCATAGGCCAGCGCCGAGCCCACCCGCACGCTGTTGCGTTGCACCTGGTATTCGATGCTGTCGAGCAGATCGCCATCGCCCTGCAGCAGGCTCTGGTTGCCGTGACGGGTTTTGGCGTAGTCGGCCGCCCAGGGAGCCCATGGTGTGCCGTCTGGCGCGGTCTTCTCGTCGCTGATGCGGCGGCGGGTCTGGCTTTCGACCACGGCGCCGATGCTCTCCAGCAGCTCGGCCTTGTAGTCGTTTCGACCCAGGGTATCGAGCAGGCGTTGATAACGGGCCAGCTCGACGCCATGGGTTGAGACCTCGACCGAGACGGCCATCAGAGCACCCCACGCAGTTTGTCACGAGTAAACAAGCGCTCGCCCTCTTGCACCAGCTCCACCTTGCCGACCGCGCCCTCTGGCGGCATGTCAGGGGTGGGCAGGCCCAGATCCACCTTGCCGGCCGCAATCTCTTTCACCTTGGCGATGGCCCGGTCGTAGCGGTCTTGCAGCAGGTTGGTGACCTGGGGATCGCGATCACCAAGCCAGTAGAAGGCGATGACGATGGCCTGGCGCTTGAGCAGATCCGGCACGGTCGGCAGCGGCAGCACAAAGCGACGAGACAGGTAGCCGTTGATTTCGTCATCAGCGGCCGTCAGCGCCTCATCGATCCAGGTGTCGTTGAGGGTGTCGGTCGAGCGGTCGAGGGCGAAGTTGTAGAGCATGCCCTCGTCACGGTCGATCAGGTCCTGCTTCGTCGCGTAGATGGCCATGGGTTAGTCCTTGACTACTTCGCTGCCGGGTACCACGGTCAGCCAGGATTCCTGGTGAACACGTTGGGCCTCGGCCTGGGTCAGGTAGCAGCACGGGATCTCGCAATCGTGGTCGTGCGGTACATCGGCCTTGGCAGTCACCACAAACACGCGGGTCGCGCCGGAATGCAGGAAGTGGACACCACAGCGCCAGAAGCCAGCTGGCGACTTGGCCTTGACGTCGAACTGGCCGATCAGCCAGTCAGGCAGATCGCTGGTCACGGAGTTTGCCTCGGCGGCCTGCTGCTCTGCTTCCAGGCGGGCGGCTTCGGCGGCTTGCTGCTCTGCTGCCAGACGGGCGGCCTCGGCGTTCTGGTCTACCAGCACAGCATCTTTTTTCTGTTCGGTTTGCGCTTGCACCAGCTCGGTACCCGTGCCCACTGTTGCCGCTGCCAGCGGCTGGCTTTTGTCTTCTTCCTTCTGCTTGCGAGGTGCCATGTCAATGCTCCTGTAAAGGGGTGATAAAGGCGGCTTATACCGCCGAAATCTGGGTCTGCCTCGTGGCCTGTTCGGCGATCAGCAACACCGAATTCAGGGTGTAACTACCGCCGTTACTGCGGATGATCGGACTGGTGCCACTGGTGACGATGCCGCCATCCCGGTCGATGCTGAAAAAGGTGGCAAGGGTGATCACATCGGTGGTAACCGCGGCGTCACGACTGGCTACCAGACGGTTGCCATTGGTGCCGACAAAATCGAGCTGCAAACTGCGATTGCTTGTTCCTGCCGACCAGGTGCCGGCCAAGTTGAGCTTGAACGGCAGGCTGGCGTTGTCGTTGTAGGCATTCAGCTTGTTGCTCACCGTGTTGAAGAACGGGGCAAGGGTGCCAAATGCCGGCGCAGGCAGCCCCTTGAGCAAGGTGACCAGGTTGTAATCGGTGTCGGCCGTCAGCACCACGCCAGTCAGTCCAGTCCAAAACACCTCGGTCTTCTTGCGCTTGGGCGCCTGGTAGACGAACGCTTTCCCGAATGGCATGGCTTAGCCCTCTGTCACAACCAGTACGCCGCTGCCCAGCAGGGCCATCCGTGCATACAGGTTCTGGGGGGGATCAAAGCTCCAGGAATCACGCTGGCCACGGTCAAGGTGATGGCCAACGGTCACGCTCGGGGCTGGCAGCGTAGCATCGGTGCGGTAGAGCACGATCTGGCTGGTCTGGTTCTCCAGGGTGCCGCTGCCGGCTACAGAGACCAGCACCCAGGCATCAGCACTCAGCGCTATGGTGGTCGTGGCCATGGGGTTCTCCTGGTTAGGTAAACAGTCGGGGCTTCAACGCTATGGTGTTGCCAGCTACACCCCGACTGGGTGGTTACATCAGATGACCGGTCATACCAGGTACGGGCTGACCACGATCTCGACGTTGTTGTAGTAGATGTTGCTCTCGCCGCTATCGAGGAACTCGCGCTTGATCAGCTTGCGGGCTGCCGCTTCGTTGCTCGGGCCGACGACCAACACACGGGCCATGGTGCCGATGGGGGTGCCATTGGACTTCTTCATGCTGGCCAGCTTGGTCTTGGCCGATTCGAAGTTCGCCTCATCCAGCACGGCCTTGGAGCCGATGGCGGTCTGCGGGAAGCCGAAGCCGTAGCCATGACGACCGTCAACACCCGCCGCGAACTTGTTGTTGAACCAGGTGTATTCGCTGGTTGCGTTCATGGTCTGGAAGTCGAAGGCGCGGCGTTCCTGGAACACGATGGGCTTGACCACCTGCATGTCGTCGATGACGAACCAGGGAGCGCCCGTATCGGTGCCGGGGTCGCCCACCACGTTGGAGAAGGTAGTGGCCGGGGTGGTATCCAGCGGGTGATCGGTGTCGAAGAAGTTCTGGCCGTCATAGCAGAGGGTGGTGAAACCTGCCGCCAGAAGGGCGTAGACGTTCTTGTCGGGGAACAGCGCCGCTTCACGACCGAAGTTTTCGGAGATGACCGAATACTTGCCGATCTGATCGTCTTCCACGTCTTCACGCTTGATGACGATAGAGGACTCGAAGGTCTTGTTGAGGATCTGATAGCCATGGCTGCCGACTTCAACCAGTTGGCGGGTGGTCAGCCATTCCTGGATCGCGGGCAAGTCTTTCAGCCAGCCATAGAAGTTGGAACTGCCAGCGCTCGGCACCTGAGTGGCCACACGATTCCATTGCGGGGTAATCGCACCCAGACCACGGGTATAAGAGGCGGACATGGAGACGGTCAGCGCCTCCAGAATTTGCGCTTCGGTAAATGCCATGATGGATTACTCCCCTTGTTTGGCTTTCATGGCTTGCTTGGCAGCCAGGAATTCTTCGGGCTTTTGGCCCATCTTGCGGCACAGCGCCAGTTCGTCAGCGCTCAGCGCACCACCCTGCTGCGGTTTGTTGGCGGGGGCATTGGCATCGGCGATCACCGGAGCGGTCTGCACAAATGCCTGGAACTTCTCCACACCACCTTCAGCGCGGCACATGCCCAGGAACATCTCTTTGTTGGCCGGGGCGATCTTGCCGGCGGCGATAGCGTCATCGACCAGGGCACCCAGCTTGGCCTCTTCGGTCTGCTTGACCTTGTCCTCGGCGGTGGTGGCGCGGTTCAGGGCCAGCTCGTAGGTCTCTTTCGGGACGAACTTGGCCAGGTCAGGGCCGGCATTGGCACGGTTCAGGGCCAGCTGATGATCGGCCTTGAGGATATTGATGGCGGTGAGCGCGGACGCGGTATCCGCATCAGCACCCAGACCCAGGGCCTGGGTCAGTTCAACGGGCAATGGCATTGGAGTTTCCTCACGGTTCAGGGCAGGGAGTTGATCGAGGTTGGGCTCGTTGGTCAGGCCAACGCTGGCGATGCTCAGCACGGTGCCGGCGTCGTCGAAGGTGAAGGCCGGGGAGTAGAAGGCGTATTCCTTCTTCTCCAGCATCTCGCGCCCTTCGCTGTTCCAGTCCACCATGCCCCACACTTCGCCGCCGATGTTCTGCAGGGCGAGGATCCAGCCAACGGCAGGAGCTTTCTCTCCCTTGGGGCCTTTGATGTGGGTGGCATGCTCAACGTCGAACGGACGCTTCTTGGTGAACGAGGCCACCACGGCATCCGGGTTGCTGTTGTTCCAGGTACGCCCATCATTGCCGCCGAACACCCCAGGGGGGATCAATGGCAACCAGACCTTTTCGTCACGCACAGTCTGGCGAGACAGGTCAAAGCAGAGGGCAAGATAGGTCTTGGGCATGATCGCTCCGTCACATAACAACCTCCCGCCAGGTGGCTGAGTGGGTTGAATGAACAAGTTGTGTAGACGAATCGATGATGCGGGATGGGAACCCGGCGAGTGTAATGACGGTTTTCGCTGTGAATGGATGGGACGGTATGGCAGAGGGATGGCAGTTCACCAGCGGGGAGAGGAAGCGCTGGCAGAGACGTCAGGATGATGACCGGACATCAACAGGGTACACAGGATCGCGAACGGGGAGAAGTGTCACATTGGATGATGAAGCGAAATTGCAGGTTCAACACCCGCTACAACCATCTTTAAACACCATTTAAACGGCGCCAGAATCAATTCCACCCCGTTCACGAATACGCTGGCAGCTAAAAACACTCACAGCGGCGCTGAGAGCGTTTGACGCAGGGTTTGTTCTTTGGCTGCCAAGTCGGTTTTCAGGGCTTGCTGACGCGCCTTGCCCGGGTTGTAGTTCCACCCCGGCTCGATACCGCTGGGGAGCACCTCCACTTCCCCGGTGCGCTTGTTCACCCACTCCCGGTTGCCATCGCTCGGGGCGACGAACTGATAGCCCTGGGTGCCCTCCAGCTTGGCGTATTCAAACTTGCTGATCTGGCGCACCCAGCAGTGACAGCCCCAACCGTTCGGCGGCATGTGGGTTTGCCACCAGGGATCATCCACCGGCAGGGTGATGCCGTTCCAGCTCACATGCAGGGCGCGGTGCTCGCGGGCGGGCCCCAGCTGATAGACCAGGTAAGGCATGGCCCGCTTGGTGCGCTCGATGCGCTGCCACTGGCCAGCGGCGCGGGCGGTGCGCATGTTGGTGCGATAGATGGTCTTGATGCGACCCTCGCTGCCGAGCTGCACCTGCTTGGTTTCGCCGGTGGCGGGGTCGTCCATCTGCTGGATGCCCCACCACCCGGATTTGACCAGCAACGGCTTGATGGCGGCGGCGAAATGCTGATAGGTCTGACCCTGCTCCAGCGCCTGCTCGACCAGGGCCCGCACCTCGACCAGCAGATCGGCGTTGAGCATCTTGGCCACGGTGAAGGCGTTGGCGTGCTCTTCCTTCCACACGTCGCGATAGTCAAAGCCAGGCTGCAGCCCCTTTTTCTTGAACCAGTCCAGCGCTTCTTTGGGCGGAAAGGCGGACGCCTTGGGCTCAGGCATCTTGCACATCCCCCATGCCGCGCAAGCGGAAGGTGTAGTCGGCCAGCTGTTGGGTGAACTGCTCGGCGCTCAACGACTCCTGCAGGGCAAGTAGGCCCGCATTGAACTCGTCGAAGCTGGCGGCCGTGGCGGCCAGTTCGATGATCGGGTTCATGAACTCCTCTCCACCCACCTCGATCCAGTCGCTCATCGCCTCCTCGGTCAGCTGGTCGATGGCCTGTTCGCTCGGCTGCTGGATCCGGTTGATGGCCAGGCGCTGTTGCTGCCTGTTCATGGCCAGCGGCTGCACGGCTTGCAGCTGCATGGCGCTCAGCGGTTGCAGGGTGGTTTCGTCTTTGCCAGGGTCAGCCAGCCCGAACTTGTCACGCAGTTCGCTTTCGCTGACCCGCATTCCCCGGTCAATCAGCGGCATCAGGCTATCTACGGTGACCTTGAGGTCTTCCGGCTCCGGCACCCGGATGCAGACGCGCGGGTAGACCTTCTGCACGCCCCAGTTCAGCACGATGAACGGCTTGACCAGATACTCGTTGATAGTGGCTTCGAGCTGACGGGCATCCCACTTGGCGATGTCCAGGCGCACCTCGTTATGCACGTTGGCCTGGGCCATGCTGCTGCCGTTTTCGGTGGTCATGGTCTGGCCCAGCACCAGCTTGCTTATCTCTTCGTTGCACCAGCGCACCATGCTTTCGAACAGGGTATCGCCGCCGTTCCCCTTCGCCGTTTCGACCAGCTCTACCATCATGCTGTCGGGGATCACCGCGCCGGCGTCGCTGGCGATGGTGGCGATGGCGTTCTTGAGGGTGGCGATCTGCTCGGGGGTGGCGTTGGGGCCGTACTTGCCCACGCGGATGGGGATGCCGAACACTTCGGCGAACGCCCACCAGTCTCGGGTAGTGAAACTCTTGAGCATGTAGAGCACAGCACACTGACGGGCCAGGCCGTTGCGCCAGATGCTCCCGCTCTTGGATCGCGGCAGGTGGATGATGAACTTGTAGGGCTCCAGCGGCTTGCCCTGGGGGGCATCGTCACTGATGAGCAGGATCTCGCTCAGGGTGTCGGCATCCGGCCGCAGATAACGGGGATCCACCCACTTGTAATCCTTGGGCACCCAGGGGGTGACGGTGGTGTCCCACAGGATCTGGCACACTCCCAGCCCCTTGCCCAAGCCATCAAGCAGGTCGAAGAAGAGATCCGGCGTCTGGTCGCTGTCCATCAGTCGCCGCACTTCATCCGCCAGTTTCTGATCGGCCGCATCATCACTGGCCGCTTCCACGCTCGGATCCAGCGATGCGACAGCAAACTTGCGGGTGCGCAGCACGCTGGCGTAGTGCGGATCCCGCTCTTCAATCTCCTCGGCCAGGGTCATGTAATCCTGGGGGTTGTTGCCATCGACCACCGAGCGCAGCAAGCCAGCCAGACGTTGGGGGGTGATGGTGCTGGCCACGCTGTTGGGGCGCGGGTTGCGCACGCTGGTGGTGTGGGCCAGCGCGATGTCTTCACTCAGCGCCGGCTTGTCGGGTTTGATGGGGTTGCCCCGTGCATCGAGAATGGTGGTCACAGTAATCCGCCTCCGTTACGCAGGCCACGGGTCAGGTTCATCTGCCGTTGCCCGTCCTGGTCTTTCTGGGGGGCACCCACCTTGGCGATGCGGTGCAGTTCGTAGATATGGTTCTCTGCCCGGCTGGCCAGATAGGCCAGGAAGATGGCCACCGCCGAGTCGCCGTGACGTTTGTTGCCATCACTGCCCTGGGTGCGGCTGTCGTCGATGCCGGGGGTGCCCCGGTAGATCTGGATCTGCCCCAGGTCGGTGATGATGTCTTCGTGCTTTGGCAGCTCCAGCTCGTCATCTTCAAACGCCGCCTTGAAGCGCGGCATATTCTCGCGATAGAAGCCGACCGACAGCATCACCTGCACCACCTCTTGGCCGTAGCGATAGGCGGCCTGTTCGGCCAGGTACTGGCCATTGCCACGGGCATCGAGCCAGATGCCATCCCGGCGCGGAAGGCGATCGCAGATGAAGTAAAGCGCCTGCTCCTGCTGCTTGAACGGGGTGTTCTTCAGCTCGACGGTGAAGGGCACCCGGCGGCGTGTATCCGGCAGCACCTGGATCGGGGCAAACACCGTCAGGTCACCAGAACGGGCGAAGTCTTCGCCCAGGGCGTGGCGATGGCTGCGATCCAGCTTCATCAGTTCGGGGAAGGCCTCGGCCTCCAGCCACTCCTGCATCTCGGCGTTGCGCTCCGATTCGCTGGCGCTGTTGAAGGCGGCCGAGCCGGTAAAGCGCAGCACCGGCCCATCGACCCGGCACGCCCGTTCGCGCAGGCCACGGGGCAGATAGGCACCGCCGCCGCTCTTTGGCTCGCAGTAGTATTCTTCCCGGGCGTCTTCTTCGGTAGCGGTGTCGCGCAGCAGGTTGCGCAGCCACTCATCCTGCAGCTCTTGGGTCCACGCCTTCTTGGTGACCTGGCAGATGCGCTGATAGAGCCCCTCATTGATGGCCGTCTCGATGTCGATGCGGTGCACGCTGAACCGCTTCTTGCCGGCGCGGCTATCCATGATCAGGGTGTTGAACAGGTTCTCGATGCCGTTGTGGGTCGAGATGATCCGCACCTTGCTGCCCCACATGGTCAGCGCCAGCGCGGCCTTGAGGATAGCGGCCAGGTCTTTGTGGAAGGCACCTTCGTCGATCACCACGTTGCCCTGCATCCCCCGCAGGTTGCTGGGATTCGAGCTGAGCGCCTTGATCTTGAAGCCGCTGGCGAAGTTGATGACATAGACCAGGATGCCTTTGTCTTCGTTCCCCAGCGCTTCTTCGCCCACCTCGCTGGCGGCGCAGTTGTAGGCGCGGGCCCACATGGCGCAGGCGTCGATAAATTCGCGGGCCATGTCTTTGGTGGTGCCGACATAGAAGGTGTCGCAGCCGCCGGCGCTGGCGGCCATGGAGCCGTTCAACGCGGCATCGGCCGCCTCTGCCCAGGTGAGGCCGGTTCGCCGGCTCTTCTCGGCGATCTTGATCGGCGATGTGTCGGCAATCCAGCGCTTCTGATAGGGCAGCAGCACCTCGTTGGGATCGAACTGGCCGCCAATTATGGCGGCCGCGGATTGGTTGCGCAGGGCATTTTCAGCCGGAGTCAGGTGGTTCATCACGCTATCCCCAGGATCTTGTTGCGGATGTCGGCGGCCGTCTCTGCAGATACCCCGGCCTGAGTCACAATCTTCTCGGCAGCGGTGGCGGCCTCGGCGGCGAATGCGGCGCGGATCTCCTTCTCGACCTTGTGGCTGGTCATGGCGGCGGCTTCGACGCGCTGGATCACCAGGGCGAGTTGCCCCAGCGATTTGGGGTCGATCATCTTGCCGTCTTCGCCTTCGCTGGCGTCCATCATCTTCATGGAGGTTTCGAACGCCATGGTGCGCACGAACTCCTGCAGCATCTTGCCCAGCTCGGAGGTGGGGGCCTGACCGAGCTTGGCCGTCCACACCTCGGCCACTTCGCGGGCCTGCGCCATGCGGCTGCCGGCCTCTTCCATCCGCTTGAAGTAACGGTTCAACCCGGTGCGGCTGATCTGCTCTTCTGGCGGCAGGCCGGCTTCCAGGATGAGCTGGTTCACTTCTTCCAGGATGGCCTTCTGCGACATGGAGCCAGATCGCAGCATGGCCGCAAGCTGGCTGCGGATATCCTCCGGCAGCTGTTGGATCTTGCTCTTGGTGTTCTTGGTTTTGGTGGTCATGGTTACCCCAGCATCAAGGCTTTTTTGGCGGTGGATTACCCGGCTTTTTTGGCTCGGCCTTTTCACATGGGGCTAACCCATGTTTTTTTGCTCCCCATGTACCACGCTTCCAACGGCAGTTTTCACAGTCACATGCTTTCATGGTTACCCCAGCAGCTTGTCAATGAACGGGGCCGTGCAGCCCCAGAGTGCAGAGACGGGATCGCAAACGATGGGCAGGGCCAGCAGGTAGCCCACGGCCATCATGGCGGCGAGATCCAGCAGGCGAGCTTTCATGCGTGACCCAGCTTGCGAGCGCGGCGGGTGGCCCGTTTGGCCTTGGCCAGACGCTGGGCCCGCTTGACGGACGGCAGCCCGCCATTGAAGGCGTGGCGGTAGCGGCTGGCGCGTTTCACCTGCCGGATCATGGTTTAGATAGAGGGGGATGCCAGCGCGGGCCAGTCACGGAACGTCATGGCGCTCAGGCCCCCCAGTACCAGCCCCACCAGGGCGCTTTTCATCTTCATCAGCAGCTCCCTCATGGTCACACCGGACGCGGTTTCTTGACGCCATCCACCACGGCCTGGCCAGTGGCCACGTCGTCACCCCGGCCGGTCAGCTTGGCCACCAGGGTCTTGCCAACCTCATCCACCGTCAGCAGGCCCTGTTCCTCCAGCCAGCGGATGTGGTTGCGCACCACATCGCGGCTGCAGCTGTGGCCATACTCTTCCAGGCACGAATCCAGGATCGATTCGTTGGCCGAGTAGCCGGCCATTTCCCGCAAGCTGCGCAGGATCAGCAGGCGCTGATCCGACACCACAAATTCTCTCATCGACGTCATATAACCCCCGTTTATTTCTCGTTTAAACGCTGTTCGAGCAGCAGGTTGATCTGGTGATTGGTGGGCTTGAGCTGGGCGGTGAGGGCCTTGATGTCCCCCCGCAACCCTTCGAGCTGAATGCCCAGCTCATAGAACTGCTCCTGGGTCGGCAGGTTGTCGACGCGACTTTCGAGGCTGGTAACGCGGGTGGTCAGCTCGTCCATGGCAGTGCTCACTTCTTTCAGTTCTTCGCGGCGGGCAAAGGTCTTGCTCAGCCATAACATGACGATGGTGGCCAGGATCGCCACCCCGGTGGTGATGACGCCCCACCACTTCGGGATCCAGTCAAACTCCATGGCGATACCTCCCCATGCTCTCGCTCCAGCTCTGGCAGGGGACGCAGCGCACGGCGTCTGGCGCTGCCTCCAGCCGCTCACTGGCAATCTGCTCCCCACAGCTCAGGCAGAAGCGGTTACCGGCGGCGTCCTGGTCTGGGGTTTCGGTACCGCGTCTGGCCAGCTGGTTGGCGATGGCTCTGTCGCGACTCTCTTGTTCTTGTTGTTGGGCACGGTCAAACAGGTCGGTCATTTGGCCCTCGTCAGCAGGTTGGAGACGGTGCTGGTGATGGCGGCGCCAACCTTCTGGCCGCTGGCCTTGGGATGGGGGGCGAACCCGTCGAGGGTGCGCAGGCCGAGATAGGCCCAGGCCGGGGTCAGCAGCAACAGCACCATGTCAAAGTCAGGGCCATCGCCATAACCAAATGCCTTGAGCACGCTGAACAGCACCACGTAAATGGCCGACATCTGCCAGCTCTGGCGCGCCATCAGCGGGCGGGTGTGGCGCACGTACTCATCCTTGGCGCCATCCCCTTCACGGATGGTCTGTTGGGTGGTGGCCTGCTCGGCCTGACTGTCGGCCAGCTGCAGCTCCTGGCGGCGGGTCTGCTCCTTTTCCATCTCGGCCCTGAGCTTATCCAGCTCCAGCAGCACGACCGGATCGGTGATGCGGCCGAGCTGTTCTTCGATGCTGGCTTGCTGCTGGGCGGCGGTCAGGCCGATGCCGGATACCTGCTCGACCATGTCGGCTACCTTGTTGGCGGTATCGTTGCCGCCAAACAGGCCGGCAACCCCCCGGATCAAGGCGGGCCCCTGCTGCACCGCCAACGCGGCCAGGGCTGGGATTAACGGGAATGGCATGAGGATTCATCCTTTTTGAAGAGGGCCCGCAAATTGGCGCAGTGCACCGCCACCTTGTCGTTGCAGGTCGTGAGTATTTTGAAACGGTGACGATGCCGGGCGGCGTAGATCTCGGCGGGGGTCACAGAGCACCAGCCCTTGGCGAACTGGCTTTGCATGGTGCCATCGCGGCTATGCAGCGGGACGGTGCGATCAATGTCGCACTCGGCCACGCCCTGTTCTGCCATGGCCCGTTCCAGCTCCAGCCGCTTGCTGCGGCCATGGTCAAAACTCCACTGCCAGTTGCGTCCCATATCAGGCTCCGTATTCCGGTGCCCAGAGGCCGGTGCGCATCTGCTCGGCGTGGCGTTTGGCCCGATTGGGGGTTTGTTTGGCCCAACGGCTGTTGAGCATGCCGGCAGCGGCATCGTTCCAACGCTGCTCAATCACCGCCTGCAGGGTGTTCTTGAAGGCGGCTAGGCCCTGCACGCCCATCTGGTAGGCCATCGATTTCAAGATGGCCTGCCGTGCTGGATAAGGGGTGCAAGCGGTCAGTGCCAACGCCAGCTGTGGTTGTGGCAATCGGCGCATCTCCAGCTCAAGTTCGTCGAGCAACGAGTCGAGCCAGGCTTCACCAGCTCGCACCGGCAAGGTGAACTGATAATGCTTGATGTTGGCGCCCTTCGGCCCGATGCGAAAACCAAAGCCTACGGTGGGATAACCTTCCGTGCAGAGATATGGCTTTTCTCGCCAGCCTTCTTCAAATTTGAGAAGGGAATAAATAGAGGACATGACACACCTGGACAGGCAATGAATTTAATCCAGTGTGCGAGATGGACAGAATTAGTTGAGAAGGCGTGACGTCATTGTTTTTTTGAAGCAATAAAAAGGGGGCCTAAGCCCCCTCTTTCGCTGAACAATATATTGTATTTTCCATTCGATACCTAATGAACGTCCATCCTTTAACCACTGCCTTGCGAGTAGCTCCATTTTCCAGCGGACCTATATATGCGAGTGACAATGCTGATTGGTCAGGAGTGGTATCGCTCCATGTCTCTGGAAATACTAACGGCGTTAATCCAGCCAGTTTCCAACAGTATCCTTCTGCTGCACTAACATGGTCATTTTCAATATTGGTGAAGTCAACCTTTACCATGCCTTCTTTGGAACTTAGCTTTACATTAAGTATTCGATATTTATCAGCATTACTAGCCTGCTGATAATCAGCCTGCTGAACAGACACCCAATCATTTTTCTGGATATGGGATCCTTCAAAGCTCTTTTTCACCTCATCTAGAGGGGCTGCCGTCAGCGAGCTACTGAGCAGCAAGGCGGAAAGAACAAGGGATTTCATCAGTTTTCTCCAAACAAGTCAGGTTGACGGCGCTTCATCTCGAACTTGCGCATGCGAGCGGTGATGCGCCAGATCTCGCGCTGAGTCACCTTGTATTTCTGCGCCAGTTCAAAGGTGTTGTCGCCTTTGAATTCGGACCACACCCGCAGATCGCGGATGGTGTTTTGCAGCAGCTTACCCCGTGGCAGGTAGAATTGCAGCCCGCCATAGACCCGGCACAGTTCCGCCAGCAGGATGATGGCCAGATCCGGCGAGTCGCCATGCTTTTTCACCGTGCTGAAAAACAGGGTGTACAGTTCGCGCATGGTCTCTGGCCAGCGGGCCGTTTTCTCATCTTCGATGATGTTGATGGTGTCGCTCAGCAGGGCCGCGTCCAGCTGTTCACCGAACATATCGATGGTCTGTTCGTCTCTGTCCATCACATCCTCCTGGTGGCAGATAAAGCAATACCCAGCGACGGCTGGGTATTGGGATCATAACGCACTGGATCTGGCCCACCAATTCAAAGGCCCCTTACGGGGCCTTGTCGTGTATCTCACTCACTGGCTTGCTGCCATCGATCACCATTATCTGCGCTGGTCGCCAGCCTGGGTTTTCATAGGCTTCGCGGATCAGGTCGTAACCCGGCATCGCATCAATCTGGTGACCACGTGAGGCGGGGACAATATCCCCGCGTTCGATAATGGCGGCGGTCATCAGGCGGATATGCCACTTCTTCAATGCCTCCAGCACCCGCTCTGCCTGCGCCGAGGTAAGCCATTCTGCCCGGCCGATGCCCACGCCGCCGTTGGCGCTGGCGGTCATGCGGCGGATAAAGCTGCCAAGAGCATCCTCAGAACCGTCATGCAGCAGGCCGTCCTGCTTCATGGTGATCCAGATGGCCCGTAGTTTACGCACCTCTGGTGCCTGCACCTTGGCCGAACTGGGCGGAGAGCGACGCCCGGCAACCTGGGCGCCCCCCTTAACCTTGAACCCAAGCCCCTTCATGGCAGTGATGACGGCATCCAGCTTGCTGGCGCTCATGCCCTTGGCAGAGCGGGCGCCGGTGACCTGCTCCAGCAGGGCGCGATATTCCTCTTCATCCAGCCCCAGCTCGCGGCGGCCGACTTGCACCAGCTTCAGCAGGCGCTTGGCATCAGGCTGCATGGGATACCTCCTGACGTGGCTTGAGGTGATACCAGGACTGCATCAGTACAATCCAGGCATGGCGGTGATCGGCATCGACATCAGCCATGCTCACAAAACGGGGCTTACCCTCTACCTCTCTGCGCTTGACCCGCAGCTGTTTGGGGATGGTCTCACTACTGATGCGCGAGACATCCAGCTCGAAGCCCTCTGCCACGGCCTTTTCAATCAGCCAGCGCAACCATGAGTAATTATTGCCGGCGCCATAGACCTCTTTCGCCAGCATCCCGATATAAACGGTGCCTTGATTCTGATCCAGATAACTCTGAATGCGGCGCACCGTCATCAGCCCGTCATACGTGATCAGCGAACGTGGTTCGATCAGCCCATTATCAATCAAGGTTCTGACCCACCTCAGCATCTGCCGTTCAGAACACTCGCCCAATGCCTCGGCCAGCATGGCCGCGCTCTTGTGGCGGTAGTCAGGAATCTGCTTAATCTTCTGTGCCATTGCTTCCAAGCTGTGTTTATTCGTCATTGTCTTGCTCCTCATCCGCATCGCTCACTGAGAGCGCGGCGACGTAAATTTTGTTGGTCTTTGGCGGTTTCCCCTCGCGCCAGCGGGGCACGGTGCGATCAAGCCAGGTCATGGCGGCCACATCGGCTTGTCGCTCCAGCTCTGCCAGATCCCGCTTGTTCATCCCCTTGGTCTTGCGCTTGGGGTAGCAAGGGTGGTTCGCTTTGACGTAATCCACCTGGCGGCGCTGGTAGGCGGTCAGTTTCATGCGGTCCTCTCTTTCCAGCGCTTGATGGCGATCTCACTCTCACACGCTTTGCAGTAGTGCTGCAGGCCGTCGCAAGATCTGGTGCTGTTCCACACTGACCAGAAGGCGGTATCTTGCGGCCAGTATTCGTTGCACCCGCTGCAGAGCTTTTCCAGCCCCATCTCTGGATCCAGCTTGGCCTTGCCAGATGCCAGCCGTTTGGCCAGCAAGCCGGGCTTCATCAGTGGCGTGTATTCACCGTGCATACGGCCCCCTTGCCATCCCACTGCAGGCGATCGGCCTCCAGCTCTGCCAGCAACTGCTCGGCTCAGCGCAGGGCATCACTGGCAATGTCGTTGGCGTGGTACTTCCTTGCGCCCCGTGACAGGGCAGTAAACCGGCGCTGCAGCACCAGCTTCTCTTTCCATTCCAGCGCGATGGCCATCTCGCCATAGAGCCGGTTTAACAGGTTGTTCAGCACATTTCGGGTCATAGCGTCCTCGCGTATCGTGAGTGGGTTATGACCGGGCCCGGTCGGCTGCTCATCAGTGCCCAGCCACCACGCTGGGCAGACGGGGGCGAGCCCCCGTTTCGCTTTCCTAGTTCAGTTACTGGCGGAAGCCATTTGTTCAACTGCTGCCCAAGTGGCGTCATAGATAGACCAGTCAGATTCAACAACAACGCATTCGAGTGGGGCTTTTCCTTGCTCTATGCGGTGGCATGCGACCTTCTCCATCAGGATGGCCAGCTGCTCGCGCTCACCCTCTGTCAGGGCAGCATTTGCATCAGAAAACTTAATCACGCCGTAGCGCCATTCACGCTGGAAGTTCATCTCGTTTTCCCTTCAATTTCTCAGCGCTTTGCGCGCCTTGTTGACGATGGTGGCCAGCATGGCCAGGCGGGAGCGGTGCTTCGCGGCTTGGCCATACTGGTTGATAAAGTCGATGGCCAGTTGTGCATCGGTCAGCGCCTGCTGCGGATTGCTGCGCAGTTGGCACTCCAGGGTACTTTTGCCATCGTCCACGCTGGTATTGAGCAGGTATTTCACGTTCGACATATCTGGTACCTCAGTTGACCAGGAACAGGCCGGTGAACAGACCGGCGACAAAGGCCCCATAGAACAGGGCCATCACATTGACCAGCACCCAGAAGGCGGCTTCACCGTTCATGCGGCCCCCTCTTTCAGCTCGCTGACCAGCTCCAACCCATCGATCTTCTTGAACTGACGTACCAGGGCGGCGCTGCTGCCGAAGGCGGGGAACAGGTAGGTAGTTCCCTGCTTTTCCGGATCCTTGCCATACAGCTCATTGGCAAACTTGGCGCCACACTGCCGCTTAGCCTTGGCGTAGTTCTCCAGATCTTTCTTGCCATAGCGCTTGTGGAACTTGTGGCAGAAAACCTGCTTGACCACCTTGTTCATAAACTCGTCGGCAGGGTCGATATTTTCGAGCACCTTCATCCATGTGCCTTTGATAGCGCCATCGATATAGATGGCCAGCACTGTGGTGCTTTCGGTCTTGCGCTCGCGGGTGATGTAAATCTCGTGGCCGTGCAGCTTGAACTTCACCAGTACCCAGCCACCTTTCAGCTCGGCCTCAATGGCCTTCCACTGCTCCTTGCTGATGCTCATCACGCCTCCCGCTTGCCTAAACGGTGGATGCAGGTCATGCACAGGTCGACGCGGGACTGGGCCCAGTGCTGGTTGGTGATGTTCTTGGCCGCCTTCTTGGCCATCACCCACAGATCCAGGGCGGTGATATAGCGCCCCTCGCGCTCGAACTCAGCGGCGCGGGTGGCCAGCGCCAGATAACCGTTGGGATTACGGGCGATCTCGTCGCCCTTCAAAGCCGGATTACTCATGGTGTTGCTCCTGTTTAAATGCGGTTCAGTGCTTGTCATAAACGGTGACGATTGAGCCGTTCTTCAAGATGAAGTAGGCATGGTCACATTCGAGGATCCGGCGCGGGCTCCATCCCGCCTCGCGCTGCCGGATCCGCCGCAGCTGGCGTTTGCTTGGGCGCCACGCCCGTGACAGGGCGCCCAGCATCTCCAGTTCGCTGCGGCCGGTACGTTGCACCCAGCGCTCGATGGCGTGGCGGGTGACGTACAGCGGGCCATAGCGGGTTTCAAACTCCATCGGCTTTGGCGTTGTCGATGGCGGTGCGAAGCGCATCACCGGCATTAGTTCCAACTGGGCCGCGCATCACTGTTTCAATCAGTTCCTGCTCGATGTTGGCGGCGAACTCCGGATACTCGCTTTCCAGCAGCGGCTCGCTGCCGAACCCGCATACCCATGCCAAGGCATCGCGCACACCGTTTTCATATGTGCCATCTTCAAAGTCACTGCCATCTGTATCGCTCTTGAAGGAGAGCAGACCGGCCAGCAGAAACTGTTTTGCTATCTCTGGGGTGATTGCGTTCATGGCAGCGGCCTGCTTAAGTGCATCTGCAGCCTGCTTGGCTGTGGCGGTGATGGACTCGGTAGTCCATCCCTCCATGCCGTTCTTGTCTTCCCACACAACCTCGAACTCGTCTGATTCGATGTCGTTGCTGGCGGTACTGGCGATCACTTCCAGCAGATAGATCAGGTTCTCGTTTTTCATGTCATGCCTCACAGCTTCGACCAGTCGATGACGATGGCCTTGTAGGCCCCGGTGCCGGTCTTCTCGTAGAACCGGATGTACTCGGCCTTGCCGACCACGGTGATAGCGTCGGCGATGGCCTGCATGGCCTCCTTCCACTCAGCATCCTGAATGTCGAGCTTGCGCAGGGAGAGCACCTGGTTGACGTCCACATGGCCGCCCTTGTTGACGCGGAAGGCGTGATCCACCAGGGCGCGGATCTCGTTGCTGCTACCCTCGCTCCAGCGGCCGATACAGCCGTCTATCAGGGTCTTGGCGGTCTGCAGGCGCTCGTCGAACTTGCGGTGCTCGCCGATGGCCCGCACTACCTGGAAGCGGCCGTCAAAGCTGGTGAGGGTGACGTTGCCCTTGGTGCCGCCGTACTGCACGCCGTACTCGGCGGCAGACAGGTCCATAAAGGCTTCAATCTCCTGGGCGATGCTGGCCTTGCGGGCCAGCAGGCGCAGCTGCTCTTCTTTGGCCTCGGTGCAGAGGCGGGTAGTCAGGTCATCGCGCAGCAGATCCACAGCAGGGATCAGGGACTCCGGCACGAAGTGGCCAAGAGCGTTTTTGCGCATTTTGTCGGTCTGGTTGGTCATTGCTATTTGCTCCTATTTCGATGTTCTTACTTCGTCGCTGGTCACTTCTCGCCAGTAGCCTTTATCGCAGTGGATACAACCTGCTGCCGTATCAAAAACCTCTCCTTCCGGCGCGGCTAAGGTTTCAATTTCCTTTCCGCAATGAGGGCAGTTGAACTTCAGCAATTTCACTCCCCTGGCTTTTGCAGTAGCGACCCACTCTGCATGGCGTTCTCTTATCGTTTTCATCGTCATTCCCTATGCCGGAAAACCGGCGGCACGGTGGTGCAGGTACTCGACGGCAGTCATGTTGCCGGTCAGTTCGAAGTCGTCGCGGCTCGGCTCGTCATGCCAGTGGATGATGCAACCGCCGAGGCGGGCGGCGTAGGCGCGGCGGCGCAGCCCGTTGACCTGCTCGTTCAGCTCGATGGCCCCCTGTTTCAGCTCGTCGGTGGGGTAAGCGATCTCGATCATCGGGCGTACCTGGGCGGCCTTGACGGCCAGTACCTGGCATCCGTTCTTGCGCAGGGTGGCGATGACACGCTGGGCGATGACGCCGAGGCTATTGGTGCGAATGTTCATGCGTTCTCTCCTTGTGAATCACAGTTCAGCGGCGCCCAGGTGAGGTGCAGCCGGTCTTCGTCGTAGGGCTGTGCCCATCCTTTCTCGCTCTGGATCACCACCTCGCCATCACTGCGGCTCACCTCGCGGCCCTTGATGCCGCTCGGCAGGTGGACGTGGGTCCAGTTCTGGTCAGTGGTAACGCCGTAGAAGGTCGTCGGTTGGGGTTTTGCGTTCATCAGTCGGCCTCCTTCCAGTTGAGGATTTCTTCAATCCGGCGCAGTTCGTCTTCTCTCTTCTCAACACCCAAGGGGCAATTCATCACCTTGGCGTTGTGAAGGCCGGTTTCGACCGGGGTACGCAGGTCATGGATCAGCGTTTTGGCTTTGCTTAACTGGGCCTGGAACACGGCAAGGCGTTCCTGGAAATGGCGCACCTGGGCTTCCGCGTGACTACGCAGGGATTTCACTTCGTTGTATTGCTCAGCAAGCCAGAGCAGCTTTTCGTTTCCTTCAAGGTTCTCGGTGCTGATACCGGCGCAGAAATTCACACAGACCACGATGCGGCGAGAGTCGTTTTCGTTGTGATGGATAGTTGCTATGTGTGCGTGAGCAAGCTCACTTACTTTTGCGACGATCATTTCGTCGGCTATACCAGCAACTGACCATGGTTCTTTCGTGTGTTCAGTCATGGCTCACTCCCCCTCCAGCTCGTTGAAGGCCACCCGCAGCACCTGCTCGTTGAGCGGTTCTCCGCCGGAGTACATCACCGCCAGCTTGAGCACCTTGCTGACCAGACGCAGGGCGCCGGGGCGCTCGCTGATCTGCAGCAGCAGGGCGCGTTCGGCATCGCCGGTCACGTTCCAGGCATCGGCCACCGCCATCACGTCAGCCTTCTTGGCCTTGGTCAGGGCGCGTTTTTTGGCGACGCGGGAGTAAAGGCGGGCGAAATCTTCGGAGCGGTGGCCGCCGGTCAGCTGGGTGTAAACCCGGCTGTTGCCGACCAGCACCATGCCCACTTCCACCTCTTCCACCAGGATGCGCAGCTCTTCGAGCACGTCGCGGCCAAGGTGGTCAGCTTCATCCACCACGATCAGGCCTTTGGTGGAGAGCAGGCGGCGGCGCAGGGCGCGGGCCAGGGAGCCACGCTGGCGCGGGGCGTTCTCCATCCCCAGCTCCATGGCCAGCTCGTAGAGGCATTCGGTCAGGGTGCTGCGGGTCGGGCTGGCGGTGACCATCCACACGTTGTTGTTGTTGCGCTGGAAGTAGCGCAGGGCGGTGGTTTTGCCCACGCCAGAGGCGCCGTGGTTGATGACGATGCTCTGGGTCATCTGGGCGTAGGTCATGTCCGCGATGATCTGCTTGGCGGTCTCGGTCATCACAAAGCCGGGATCGCGGGGGGCATCGGCCCGCTGTTCACGGGCGGTCAGCCAGTTGGCCAGCTTCTGGATCATGGCGGTCGGGTCGGCCTTGTAGTTGCCGTTCAGCAGCTGGTTGACGGTCGAGCCAGAGACGCCGATCTCTTTGGCGATCTGAGCCTGTTTCACCACGCTCTGCTCCAGCAGGGCCTTGACCCGTGCCACCACTTCCTGGTTGCTGTTTTGTTCGAGAGTGACTACGTTTGACATGTTGAACTACTCCTTTCAGGCGGCCCCACAAGGCCGCTTTTTTCTTGGTTAAATGCCGGTTAAAGGCTGTTTTTCTTCATCTGTTCGGCCATCTTCGCGACGCTCGCTTGGTAGCGAGCCTCGTAGTCGATGACTGGTGCAGCTTCTGGCTGTTGTTGGGTGGCCATGGCCGGCGCTGGCTGGACAGCGAGCGCGGCATTGCCGAGGGAAACGGGGCGCACCATTTCGACCACCTTGGTCTCTGGCGCCGGTTCGTCGCTGATGCTGGGCAGCAGGGCGGCTGCCTCCATCGCAGACATGCTTTGTTGGGCCAGCGCGGCAGCCTTGACGGCCTTGGTGTGCTGGGTGCGCTTGCGCTTGTGCTCGCGGGCCTGCTGGGTATCGCCAAAGGCCACTTTCTCCAGGCACTCCGCTTCGCAGATGTGCAGGCCGTTGAGGGTGGTGACGATCACCGCTTCGTGCAGGCGCTGCGGGTCGAACCGTGCCACCACTTTCTGCCCGGCGTACTCGGCAAGATCGGCGTGGTAATAACGGTTGCTGCGGCTGGCGATGGCGCCGCCGGCTTCGAGCCGGATGGTGCCGTGCTGGCTGACGCGGGTTGCCTCTGCCTGCAGCAGCAGCATGGTGAGCTGTTCGCTGCTGGCCTTGCGAATAGTGGCCTGGGCATAGCTCTGCTCGAAGGCCTGATCAAAGCTCATCACGCCCCGGCAGGCTTCGGTCTGGCGACCCAGCTTGCCGTTGTAGATGGCCACGCCTTCGGCCACGACGCGCAGGAACTCGGCTGCATCTACCGCCCGTTCACCATAATTGTCTGGCTTGGCCATGGGGCTGGGTCCGGTGTAGCAACCTGCCAGCGCAGGGTGCTTGTCGATGATTTCATCCAGCCCGCCCACACCGAAGGCACGTTCGATCGGCTTGGCCTGACCGTGCCCCTTGCCCAGCAGCACGCTGGACCAGTGCAGCTTGATGCCAAGCATGGGGATCATGCCCATGGGCTCATCCGGCTTGACCTTGAAGCGGTAGCGGTTAGGCACACCACCGGTCATCCATTTGTTGGCGGCGGCGCGGGTGTTATCGATGGTGATCTCGCGCGGGATGCCGTATTGGCTGCACACGTCCATCAGGGACAGGCGGATGCTGTCGGTGTTCTCGCTGATGTCGGTGCGCCAGCCCACGATCTTGCGGCTGTAGATGTCTTGCCAGAACCAGGTCTTGGGCCGGATCACTTCGCCGTTGAACCATTTCACGAAGACGTTGTGCAGGTAGCCGTCACCGTTGATCCACTCCATGGCATCCAGCCCTTCGATGGTGCGCTCCTGCGGCGGGTAGAGCTGCATCAGCGCATGCTCACCTTCGCGCAGCATCACCTGCTGGGCGTGGGGCACTTCCATATCCATGCGGTGCATCAGGCTATCGAGGCTAGGCACGACCAGATCACGCTCACGGGCTGTCAATTTCAGACGCTCGTAACAGGCGGCGGCTGTTGGCCGTTCGCGGCGCAGATAGTCTGCCTTGAACACCTCCCAGGCCAGGGCGCTTACCGGTGCCAGTTTCCCAGCACGATTTTCAGTCGCTGATTGCTGGTGCTTTGGCAGCAGCACGGCCAGCCAATCGCTGTCGTCGAAGCCTTTGACCATGGCGCAATAGCGGCGCAGGGTCGGCAGTGCGATGTCGAACTCATCAGAGATATGTTGATAGGCCTGCATCAAGGTGCTGCCACTGGCAACCAGCGCATGCACCGCCTTGACGGCAGCAGCACGGGACATGGCCTTGGCATGGGCCTTGTCGTTGGCCTTCTTCCAGTTGGCCCATAGCTGCTCTTTGCAGTAGCGCGGCACTTTTGGCTTTGGCAGATCCAGCGCCATGCCGCCGACCACTACCTTGCCGGCCTTGCGCAGCAGGGCGGCTTGGACGGTGGGTGGCAATATGCTGATGTGGTATTCGGTGGCCTTGCTTCCTTCGCGCTGGCGGGCCTTCTCTGGAGAAAGCTCTACCAGTCGATTCAGTTGATCTCTGGAGCGTCTTTCTGATGTTGGCATTCCTGCCACACCAGCGATTTCATTTGCGGTGACCCATTCCATATCAGCCCCCTCAGCTTGCTTTCTTCAAAAGGGGTTGATAGCGGCTAGGCCATATATCTTCTGGGGCAAGCCCAAGGGCATCAGCGATGATGCGCTCACCTTTTGGCCATGGGGCCCGAAAGGTGTTCTGCAATGTAGAACTGGAAAGCCCTGCATCGCGTGACAATTGAGAAACTGACATCCCTACCTTTTTCAAGGCGGCGACTACATCTGCACGATGCCAATCACTCCCATTTTCCGTCCGTTTCTGCGACACTCTGCAATTACTCATCTTAGTAACTCAACTTGGTTAACTGACTAAGTTAACGAGAGTATAGAGACGATTCGGACGAAAGAGCAACACAAACGGACGAATTTATTTTTTGATCGTCCGTTTAGGAATTTGCCAACGACATCACTAAAACAGGTTAATAGGATGGAAAACAATAAGTTAGGTAAAACGGACGCTTGCGAACATGAAACGGACGCCGCGTCCGAATCTCACATGTGGAAACGGACGCCATGGGTTATTGCGTCCGAAGTGGCCGGGCTTGATGGGATGCCAACAACGGACAGAAGAGCAAGAGATGAGCTGGAGCGCTTGAGCGCGGGCAAGGAAGGGGTTAAACGCAAACGGTCAGGCACGAAGGCTTTTGAGTATCACGCATCGATACTTCCTCCGTATGTTATTGAAGAATTAGAAAAAACTGGTTTGTTTCCTGGTGGCGTCCAGGTTGAGCACCAAGCACCGGCCAGCTCGCCATACGAACAGCCCAAGATCACGCTGACCGGCGTCAACGAACATGCTATGGGCTACTCCTCTTTCATGGAGGAGTTTGCCTTGATTCCAGGATACCGAGTGCAGGTATCAGCAGGGCATGGCACATTGGCCCAGGCAGATGAGGCACCATGCAGGCATCTGGCATTTCGTCGCAAATGGCTTAAATGGCGCGGCTTCGCAGAGAAGGAGCTGGCGATCGTCTGGAGCAAGGGCGACAGCATGGAGCCCACCATCAGCAACAACGACACTCTGGTGGTACACCTGGGCAGAACGCGCCCGGTCGATGGCCACATCTACGTGGTGCGTAACGATGACCAGCTCTGGGTCAAGCGCCTGCAGGTGCTGCCGAGTGCTTGGTTGCTGCTGAGCGACAACAAGCACTACCAGCCGATCGAGGTACCAAAGGACGAGCAGCACACCTTCGAAGTGATCGGGCAGGTCGTCCATATCTCCCACGACGTAGGAGAGTGA